GAGATATGGAAACAGCTCTTTTATCTAATGTTGCTAAAACTGCTGGTAATGCAACAACTGCAAGAAAACTTGGCGGAGTTCCAACTTGGTACGAAACTAATGTTGATGCAGGTGCTGGTGGATCTGGTGCTGGAAATGGTGCTGTACGAACAGATGGAACGCAAAGAGCCTTTACTGAAGATCAGTTAAAAGGTATTTTAGTTAGCTGTTACAATGAAGGCGGAAACCCTAACATGATTATGGTAAATGCTTTTAACAAACAGAAACTATCTGGCTTTACAGGTGGTTCTACTAGATTTGATGCTGCGGAAGATAGAAGATTGATTACTTCTATTGACGTATATGAATCAGACTTTGGAACTATGCAAGTATCACCAAACAGATTTATCAGAGGTGCTAATGGTACTGCTGCTAAAATCGGACAAGATGCTCACATTCTTGATATGGAATTCTGGGCAGTTTCTTTCTTAAGAGATTTCTCTCTACAAACACCAGCTCAGACTGCTGATGCAGATCAGAGATTTATGGTTGCTGAGTACACTCTTGAGTCAAGAAATGAAAAAGCAAGTGGTTTAATCACAGATTTAACTACTTCATAATAAATCTAAAGTGGTGGGGGAATTATCCCCCATCATTCAATTAACAATTTTGTTTGGTCTTTGAAGTCAATGACGGAACGAAGCAAATAAAAAGGATAAAAAAATGAGAACATTAAACGATTACTTTATAACTGCTGAAATAGAAGATATTTCTACAGCTTCATCAACTTTTGTTGGTGTACCTGATGGTGGTAAAATAGTTAAAATTATAACTGCTTTACAAGGTGCAATATCTGGAGCAAATGCTGCAATTTCTTTTGAAATTGGTGGTACTGCTGTAACTGGTGGTGGCATAACTGTTGCTCACTCTGGTTCTGCTGCTGGTGATGTAGATACTGCTGAACCTACTGCTTTAAACAGAGTAGAAGAAGATGGAACTATCGAAATGATTACTGATGGTGGTTCTACTGGAGCTAAAAAATTACTTGTTACATTTGTAATAAGAAGATAAATAATAACTGGGGGGATCTTGCCTAGCGGTACTTCCCCCTTAAAATTAGGAGATAAATATGAGTTTTAATTATGGATTAAGACCTACAACAGTTCAGATGATTGCTTTAACAGGTAGTTCATCTACTCAATCATCAGCTTTTGGATCACAATCAGAATATGTAAGAATTTGTTCTAACGCAGCAGTTCACATTTTATTTGGTGCAAATCCAACTGCAACTACAAGCAAAATTTATATACCTGCAAACGAACCAGAAATTTTTAAAGTTTCTCCAGGTGAAAAAGTTGCAATCATTGGTTCTAGTGGTGATGATATATCTGTTGTTGAGTTGAGTGCTTAGTGGCTAGACAAAAGTTTGTCAATTTTGTTCCAAGACCTAAACCTAGAAAAAGACCTGGTAAACATAAAAAGTCAAAAAACAAAAATGAAAAACGACAACAAAAAAACACAAGATATAAAGGTCAAGGTAGATGAGAAAAGATATAAGTATTGATGGTTTAAAAAAAGAAACATTTTCTTTAGATGAAATGGAAAAGAAAATTGTTTTAAATGAAGAAGTTAATATAGATCCTCATTTACAACACAATAAAAGATTATTAAATTTAAATGATGGATATTCAAAATCCAGAGATTTAAAAAGAGTAGCTTCTATTCCAACTTTAGCTTTATCTGTTTGGGCGAATGAGTATAATGGTAGTAACAATTGGTTTTCACTTCCTAAAGAAGTTCAAACAAAAATATTAAAAACAAAATTAAATAGTAATGAGTTTAAATATTTTAAAACAGCAGAAGGTAAATTATAATGGCACTTGCAACATATTCAGATTTAAAAACATCAATAGCAAATTGGCTTAATAGATCAGATTTAACATCAGAAATTTCAGAAGATTTTATTGTTCTTACAGAAAAAGATTTTAATTCTAAATTAAGAATAAGAAAAATGAACGCAACTGATAGTTCTTTTACTATTGATTCTGAAACTAAAGCATTACCGACTGGATTTTTACAAATAAGAGATTTTTATATTTTACAAGGTGGAACTAAATATGCTTTAAGATATATTACTCCAGCACAAATGGATCAAATTAAAGGAAGTTCAACAACTGGACTACCAGTAACTTTTACAATACTAGGTGATAATTTTAGATTTGCACCATCTCCAGATAGTTCTTACACAGGTGTTGTAAATTATTATAAAGCATTTGATCCTTTATCAGATTCAAATACTTCTAATTATATTTTATCAAATCATCCTGCAATTTATTTATATGGTTCACTATACCATGCTGCTAATTTTTTAGGTGGAATTGAACCAAGACAAGTTCAACAATGGCAACAAATGTATTCTACAGCTCTTGAAAGATTAGAGAGAAATGACAGAGAAGATCAATATGGAAATGCACCTTTGCAACAAACAGGTGATGTAACTGTTTCAGGTGCGTTTAATGATGTTTCAAGAATTATTACAAGTAATAACAATTAAGGAAATTTATGCAAATACCTTTTGGAGAATGGCTTCCTGACCAACCAGAGCATAACAATCCTGGTGCTAATGTAGCTAACAATGTTTATTATGCTTTAAATTCTTATAAAAGATTTCCTTCATTAGTTAATTATTCTACAAATACAACTACAAAAGATTCAAGAGGTGCAGGTTCTTTTAGAGATAATTCTAATACTGTATTTAATTTTGTAGCAACACAAGAAACTATTTATGAATTGACTGGTGGTGCTTTTTCAGAAAGAGGAGCAAGAGGTAAAGTTTTAAGTACAGCTTTTGCAACTTGTACAATTACAGTTTCAGACTATGCAAATATTGGTGCAAGTAAAACTATTACTTTAAAAAAAAATGATGGTACAACTGTTGTCTTTACATCTGTTACTGGTTCACCATCTACAAATGAATTTCAAGTTCAAACAAACAACGACACTACTGCTACAAATTTAAAAAATACTATTAATGGTCATGCAGATTTTTCAGCAAGTGTATCAGGTGCAGTTGTAACTGTAACAAGAGCAACAGTTGGAAATAATAATTTAACAAATGTTTCGTCTGATACTGTAAGATTAACAACTACAAATTTTTATGGTGGAACTCCTTTGACTGGAGATGCAACTGATTATGTTACATTTACACAATTTGGAAATTATATCATAGCTAGTAATGGTGTAGATGCACCTCAATATTATTTAATGGGAACATCATCTTCTTTTGAAGATCTTTCAACTATTGGAACATCAGGTACTGTACCTACATTTAAAGTTTCAGGTATAATTAGAGATTTTTTAGTAACAGGTAATCATGTTGGTGCAACTAATAGAATACAATGGTCAGGAATAAATGATATTACAACTTGGGCAGCTGGAACTAAACAATCAGACTTGCAAGACCTACCAGGATCAGGTGGACAAATAGTTCATATAACTTCTGGAGAGATTGGTTATGTATTTAGGCAAAATCAAATAATTAGAATGGATTATGTCGGTGGTGCAACAGTATTCCGTCTATCAGTTATTTCACCAAATAGAGGAGCAGTATATGGAAGAACTGTTTGCCAAGATAATCGTAGAGTCTTTTTTTATGCGGATGACGGATTTTTTGAAGTTAATGGAGATGAAGTTACTGCAATAGGTGCAGAAAAAGTAAATAGATTTTTTGATTTAGATTTAAACAAAGCATTTTCTGATAGAATAGTTGCAGCTACAGATCCTTTTAATCAATTAGCAATTTGGTTATATCCATCTTCTGCTGACACATCTAATACTACTGGTATTTGTGATAAAGTTTTAATTTATAATTATGCTACTCAAAAATGGTCAACAGCAAATGCTAATGCTAGTACAATATTTTCACAATTTGTTGGAGCTTATACAGTTGAGTTAATGGACATTATTTCAGAAAATTTAGATAACATTAATATTTCATTAGATACTGATTTTTGGAATGGAGGACAATTATTATTAGGTGCTATTGATAGTGATTACAAAGCTGCTATTTTTTCAGGAACAGAAAATGAAGGAGAAATAGAAACTACAGAATTAGAGTTGTTTCCAGGAACAAGATCGTCTATAATAGGTGTAAGACCTATTGTAGATGCAACTGCTACAGTTACTTTAAAAACTAGAGATAGACTTGCTGATATTGCTACAGAATCAACTTCTTCAAGCATGAATTCTACAGGTATAAATCCAGTAAGACAATCTGGAAGATATGTTAAAGTTAATGTTAAAATACCAAGCGGAGGTGCTTGGAAAGATGCACAAGGAATTGATATAGTTGCATCAAGATCAGGGTTGAGATGACAGATAAAACTGATATAGATAATGTTAGATACAGTTTTGAAACACAAGAGTTTTTTCAAAGACAAATTGAAGAAGCTATTAACACATTAGTAAATGAAAAAAATCAAGAAAATAATAAAGCATTTTCTTGGTTCTTAGGAGATTAAATGGCAGGTATAAAAGATTATTCAACAACACAAGCAAATAACACAGACTTAAATGGTATCTCTACTGCCGAAGGGATGCTACCTTCTAATTTAAACAATGCAATTAGAGCATTGATGAAAAATACTAGAGAGTGGTTTAATGACAGTCAATGGGTAGAATATGGAGATGGTTCAGGTGCTTACACAGCTGCTTACGCATCATCTACCTCTTTTACAATTGCTGGTGTTGATGTAACTTCTTTTTATCATGCAGGAAGAAGAATTAAATTAATTGCTAGTACACCAGGAACAATTTTTGGAACAATTAGTTCATCATCTTTTTCAACCAATACAACTGTTAATGTAACATGGGATTCAGGTTCATTATCTAGTGAAGCTATTACAAATGTTTATGTAGGTGCTTTATCAAAAACAAATACATCTATTCCAAGTGAAGTTATTGGTGCAACACAATTAGGAGATAATGCAGTTACTACATCAAAAATTCAAGGTGATGCAGTTAATGGAACTAAAATTGCAGATGACAGTATTAATTCAGAACATTATGTAGATGGTTCAATAGACACAGCTCATATTGCAGATTC